CTAGTTTAGCTACCTTGCCAAACTGCTTGGGGATGAGTGAACTTATCTGATTTACTTCATCTTCAGACATCTCTCCAACTATTTTACCGCACTCCTTTACACACAATTTACTGCTTAAAGTATTGAGAGTTAGAATTTTACAAGTTCTACCCTTGTGTTGCTCTTCAATATATTTTATAACTTCTTGGCGACGATCATAAGAAATATCGTTATCTACGTCAGCAAGTAGAGACCCATCAAGGTAGGTAACGCCATCTACAATAGTCTTCTTTGCTCGGCTTTTAGAGACGAAACGCTCAAAGAAAAGGTCATATTTGATTGGATCTACATTAGTGACGCGCAACAGATAAAGAACTAAAGAGCCAGCAGCAGATCCTCGACCTGGGCCAGTTGGTATCTCATTTTCGTGACAAAAATTTAAAACATCCCAATTCAAAAGAATATAATCGATAAATCCTAGCTCTTTTAGAATGGAAAGCTCCATTTTAACGCGATCATAGTATTCTTTTTTGTTATCTAGCTTGTCGATGCCTCTCTGTTGAACTCCACGGAGGCACAATGCCCTCAGAAGGTCGTAGTTGGAAGATTTAGGGTCTAGATCAAGCTGATAATAGACGCGCCTTTCTACCTCAATTTCTGGCAACCGAACGCCTGGAGGCATCGGACGTTCGAGAGCATTTAAATTTCTAATTCCCATAATTGTTTTTGAAATATTTCAAAGTTCTTTTCTATATCGTACAAAGCATCATGTAGCTTTTTTTCGTCAAAGTCAATATCATAATGCTGTAACAGGAACTTTTGACTAGACTTGAGACCTCTTTCTCTGTAATTGAGATACCTCAACTGCCAAGCCAAGAAATCTTCCTTTTCTGGATTTTTATTGCCTTTAGCAATAGCTGTGGCAATTGCCTTGGTATCGAAGCATCGCTTAGCAAAAGAGTAATCTATCTTTATGTTTAAATTACGAGCAATAACCCCCAGCATATATAAGTCGTAGCCAAGAATATTCTGGCCGACAACAATAACGTCATCTTGACTTATTAAATTCATAAACTCCTTGAAGACTACAGCTGGATCTTCTGCCTTAGAAAGATAGTCTTTGTTACTGAATCCAGTAATTCTTGCAGCATCCTCTGAGACATTAAGTTCTTCCCATTTTAAGAATCTGTTTTGTTTTTTTGTAATTTTTTTACCAGTAGCTTCAATCCAAGCTAACTGCCAAGGCTTAGATGAAACAAGGTTGAGACCTTCAGTCTCAGTATCAAATATAACATATTTCTGATTAAATTTAAATCTCAATAAGTCTTCCATTATTTGTCCTCCTTCCAGGCTTCCACACAGAAACGGTCACTGCCAAAATGGTCAAGTCGTGGATTAGATAGGCTGGCTTGTCGGCCAGGCTGACGATTACAAATACATTTGTATGTTTGGAAAGCTTCAACATCTTCTCTGTTTTCGTAGTAAATTGATTTTGCTGACTCAATATGTTGTTCGGCGTTACCAAAAGTATTGGTAATATAATCTATAATTTTTTCTTCGAGAATGGCGTCAAATGGTAATCCATTTCTTTCTATAAAAAATGGGACGTCAGACGGTAGATCAATCATACAATTTGAAAATGAAGTCAAATTTTTATGCAAGAAAGAATCGTAAAACGGCACGACGTATTGTATGTCTTTTGTGGATTCCCATGGCCTCGTGATTTTTTTATCAAAGCTTTGGGTGTATAAGGAGTATAGCTCTTTAGCTCCCGCATCTCCATTAGGAAATGCAATCATCTTACTCTGAGACTCCTCGCTTAGATCTTCATTATATATAGAAAATCGGAAACCAAATTTCAGTCTATCACCAAAGGTACGAAATGCTTCTGGAAAACCAGCCATAGTATCTTCTACTAAGAAGACTTCTTTTATGTCTTCCTCTGTGCAGATCCTATCTATATCATGGATACGAAGAATACTGCGACCTATGGAAAAATGAGTTTTAAATAGTGGCGTCATATAAACCACTATACATTCTGTTTTAGATTTGTCAAGCGCTATATAATTAAATCTTTAATTAAAATATTATAGCAGTCTGATTTAAATTTCCACTTGCCGTTTCCTCTAGGATCTATCTGACCCTTTTTTCCGAATGTGGCTTTATCGTAAAAATCTTTCTTTTTTATAAAACCATAAACATAGGCTAAAGTGTTTGATTCGTTTACTCCCACAAAACAATAGGCATCGCACTTTTGTTTAGTGTTATAGTCTGAAACGTTCAAATTCCAATTTTCATTGGGGTAAAACTGATCTGAGAATTTTTTAGTTTTTATATCCACTTTGTAATCTTTAATAACAGTGTCGTAATCATAAGTATTTTTCCCTTTGCCTCTGTAAGCATCTTTTACAACAATCTCTCCTATAGCTCCAGCAAGATTACCTTCACCTTTAGTGATGCTGTTATTCAACTCTTTAAAATCAAATAGCTCTTTTGCTCGTTGTATTTGGAATTTTGTTATTATAAATTTCTTCATTTCAAATGTTTTGGACAGCCTTCGTAATATTTAATTTCGTGGCTACCGCCTTCTGGAACCATATCTTTTTTAAAGTCATCCTGGAAGCACGAAGAATGAAATTCACCTTCTTTGTCTGAGATGGTGACGTGCCAAAAATCAAACTTATAAGGGCAGTGCCACATTACAGAGCCGTCTTTTTTAAGTTGACCTTTTTCTTTGGCGAAACCGCATTGCAGTCTACCCCCAAAAGAGCCGTCGTCTGGAAACCCCTTATCTATAGCAAAGTTTGATACAGCGTCCCTTTCGTCAAAATTTTCTAAGTAGTCTTGAATTGATTGAAGCTGTAACTCAAAACCTTCTAGATCATCTTCGTCGATTGCCTTCATTTTCATTAGGCCATTCTTTTTTAAATTAAATTTTAAAAATAAAAATTCAGATGTTCTATTTACGTATTCTGGAAAAAGAGTTTTGACCGCAAGGGAATACATATAATCTTGGAGGTTGTCTTCTTTTTCCTTTCCTTCAAACATTTTCTTACTAGTCTTATAGTCGCGAATAATCGCAATCTTTTTATCTTTATACAAAAACAGTTGATCAATAAATCCACGGATGTGGTAGCCATTCTGTTCTATGTCGAAATCTAACTCAGCGTGAGCTTCATCTGGTATGCCTAGATCTTCTCCATGAAAGTTGCAATTTAAGCCATTAAGTATCATCTCTTTGATGAGGTTCATGTTGTCATCATCGGTGACACCAAGCTCAGAAGCGTCGGACATAATTAAGTCCTTTACCGCTTTGGATGCGAATGGGTCTTTTGCTTTTACGACTTTATTGAAATGAGTCTTGGTTTTTTGCTTTGATAAAAACTCAAAAACATTGTGACACACTGTACCCCGACGAGCCCCGTCGTTATTTGTATCTGGAAGTTTTTGCTTGTACTTGTTCCAGTATATCCAACTGCATGATTGCGCCGTTTTGATACGACTTGCTGATAGTTTAACTTCCATTTAAAATTTTGATTAATTTTTTGCAATGACCGTTTTTTTTCAATTGCTCGTATTTGTTTATTTGTTTTATAATATACTGTTGAAAGTTATCTTCATCTAAGCTCCACTTATCTTTTCGCTTATACCATTGTTTAAAATTCTCTAGCATGCCCGTATCGCTATCTAGCATATCACCGAAGTCATTACTAACGGGAGGATTTATTTTAATCAAGGATAGGTCAAAAACAGTTGAGAGTTTTGATGCGATCTTGATAGAAGCTAAAGCTCCAGTATTTACATCTTTACTATTATCATTATTTGTAGCGATGATGATTCTTTTTAAGTCAAATGTATTAAGATAGGAAATCATCTTGGCGGAAATATCTAAGCCAGCCAGCATTAACACATTACTATATCCAGCTTCGTAAAGAGCCATACAATCGCCAATACTTTCTACTAGTATAACCTCTTCTTTTTCTTCTATGCTTTTGTTTGAGAGATGATGAGGATAAATCCAATTTGTTTTACGCCCCATGTGTTTCCATTTGGGGATATTATCTCCATCTTTAATACTGCGACCAGAGAAGCCGTGTATTTGATTATCTAAATCATAAATAGGAAAAACAATCCTGCGATACATTTTACCCCCGCCAGCGTAACCACATTTAAATTTATCTTGCGTTACAGAAGAGATGCCTCTTTTTTCATAAAAGGTCTTCATTGGTAAAAGTTTATCTAAATACGAACCTGGGTATATTTTTTCCATTTCTATTTTTTCTTCTTCGGGTTTGGTTTTATACTCTTGGCCTTGACCTTGAACATCTACTAAGTATGCCTTAAGTGTTTTAGGGTCGTTTGTATTTAAAGTTTCTTGAACTAAAGCCGAAAAGGGTTTGGCTTGATTATCTCCACCAAAGTCTTTCCATACACCGCTATCTTTATATATAATAAGAGAAGTATTGGTTTTTCCATTACGATAGATGGCTCTACTTCTCCAGTGACCACCGCAGTCTTGTAAGGGGTAGCCAAGCTTTTCTAGGGATTGTTTATATTGATTCATAAATCATCAAAAGAAGGGATTTCACTGGGCTGACTGCTAACCAAGTCGCCTCCAGTGTTTCTGAAGTTTACAATGTCTCGTAAGTCTCCACACTCTGTAATATTAAAGTTTCTAAAAGATAAATTTATAAAGTTTTTACGAAGGTTGTCGTCAACTTGAACTGGCTCAACTGCACCAGCGATATCTTTGCCTAGGTGTCTAGACTTTACGTTGATAAGTTTATGTGTTCCAAACTGATTACCTTCTTCTGCAACCTCATCGTTTGTTTTCTGGCGTAGAATAAACATATGAGAACAGAACTGAGTGATGCGATCAGAAAGGGAAACAATAGATTCGTCATCAATAATGTTTGCGCTCTGACGATTAGTCGTGATACCGCTTCGATTTGACTGCACTGATGTAATCATTGGTATCACTGGATTACCTTCCTCTAGTATTTCTTTTTGGATACACTTCTTAAACTTGTCTACCATTTCTCCAACCGTTTGCCATTCGCTTTTATTGCCAGCGCTTTCAGAGGATGTTTTAATATAGTCAAATGAAAATACCATTTTGTTTCCACGGCCGACCCTTGAATAATAAAATCGTTTCAATGTGTTGATCATAGAATCAACGTCCATGCCACCAACATTATAATAATAAAACTGAAGGTTCTTGACCTTGTTCCAAACAGATCTTACTTTAGCTACGACTTCTGGGCCCGCTTGCCTCCACTTGCCGCTTTCTAGTAGGTGTGAAGCAACTCCAGATATAGAAGCGCATTGGCGAATAATCAACTCTTCTTTACTCATCTCTCCGTTGTCAAAGTGCAAGACTGGGACATCGTACTTAGCTGAAACTTGAGTAGCATAATGCATACAATATTGAGTTTTACCGACGCCAGAACGAGCCACTATAACTGTGATGTTTCCTGGACGTAAAAGTGATCCATAGATTTCGTTAATTTTTTCATGAGGGCCCATCATGCCAAACTCGTCAATTGGGTTGTTGCCGCGATCCTCGATAAAATTTTCCATTTGTTCATAAATGTTTTCTGGCACATCTGAACCTACTTCAAACATATTAATTTTTTCATTATAGATTTGGTCAGCATTTTCTATAATTTTAAGATAAGATGTCTCTGGCGAAATACTTTTCATCGAGTCTGCAATTTTTTTTGCAGTTTTACCTATTTCTCTACGGACGCTGTATTTCTTTAATTCTTTGATTGAAGATTCGACTTTATCTTCTGAATGAATCTTTCTCATGGAAAGGGAACGAACATAATCTATTAGGGAAATATCTTCCTCAAATTTAATTCCTAAATCTTTTATTCTTTGCACTAATACTATTTCGTCTATAGACTCATCTTGCTGACAAGCCTTTTTAATCACAGCAAAAAGAGTCCTATGTAAAAGAGAGCTATCGTGAAAATCTGATTCACTGATAAGGTGCATAAAGTTGACCAAAACTTTTGGCTTTTGTATAAAAGCAGCCAACACTTGTTTTTCAATTTCTAGACTATATATCATATATAACGCATAATACATACATTATATATTTTGTCAAGCGTTAATCTGGCTCTACTTCAAAGTCGAGATCTGTATTTTCTGAAATATAGCTTTCTATAGATCTTATAAGCCCAGCTTCTGTTATCTGAGATTCACAATTAGTATATACTATTGGTCTTCCTTTTTCATCGCAATAAGCTATTATAAACCCTTTATACGCATCTTTTGATCCAGTCAGCTCGTAAAGCTCATTTAATATTTTTTCTGGCAGTTTAAAGTGATTAAATTTAGGTTCGGTCATATTATATTTTACACTCAGCCCAAAAGGTTTGCAAAATATTCTTCAGATAGTTCATCTTCTGGATATATCAGCAATAATTCGATATTGTTCATTTCGCAAAAATCTATTTTTTTATCATCTCTCCGTAATTGCCTTACAAAGTTAGCTCTAGTCTTATGAAAATGTTTAACAAATTTTAAATGTTGCGCACCTTGCACTTCTATGGCAATTTTTCTGTTATGATTGTAGAAATCTAAAGATAATTGGGTTCCTACAACCCTAAATTCCTCATATACAGCATCATATTTCCAATACTTGTATAGGTATTTTCTTACTTCTGCTTGAAATTTGCTACGACATTTCCCATTCCACTTGATTTTATACTTGTGTGGATTTCTAAGGGGCTTTTCTTTGCCATATAAGGTTAAGAACTTCAAACTAGTTCACCAATATTAGATTTAAAATAATTTATTAAAAATTCTGAAAGAGCTTCGTTTTCTTCAACCATTTTGAATAGATTGGCTTCTCCTTGGACTTTTTCTGGTAAATCTTGAACAACATCCTGTACAAGCTCTTTTAGTTCCTCTCCAATAGTAATCCAGGCACCTTTCTTGGTGACGAACTCCCACATATACAATAAGTCGACGAGCTCCTTCTCTACCCAAACAGATTTACCTCCAGTTCTACCATATCTGATAGGGTAGGGAATGGTGTTGTTTGTCTTCTCGTTTGGTGATTTCTTGATCGTAGCTTTAGCCCAATGTCCAATAATTGGATTAGTTTTGGGGTCTGGTTGCTTCTTCGCTGGGTCTTGTAAAATCATATCAGACTTAAATCGAGGCTCAAACTCGATAATATAGTTAGCAAAGTGCAAAAGTGCATTGCCACCCGTTGCTGACGTCTGACGTATGGGAGCCTTGGAGTAGGGGTCTAACTTGATATCTGCCCTCACCTGGCTGATGAAAATAGCCATATGGCCCCTTTTTGCGAGAGAGATGGACATTCTCTTCATAAAGTTAGCTGCAATTACTGCTCCACCAGCCACCTTGTTGGAATCGTAAAAAGACTTGTCGATATCTACTTGAGAGATTAATCCGTCGACAGAATCTAGAATAAAACAGTATTTATTTTTATCCTCGTTCTGATCTACTAGGGTTTTGATTGCGTCAACCACGACTTCGTAAATATTACTTTCAAATACAAAGCAAGTGCCAGCCACCCATTCTTTTGCATCATATACAAACTTAACGCCAGATCTAGCCACCATTTCGTTAGATAGACGACCTTCAGCTTTGATATAAAAGCCCTTTGCATCTTTTTGTGTATTGAGCATATTCTTCATAACCTCTAATGCTGCTGATGTTTTACCACCTTCGTTCATTCCAACAAACCTATGTAATCCTGGCCCGAATCCGCCATTTAGGTTTAAATCAAGCTGAAGCGATCCGCTTGATGCTTTATAATCAATTGATTCCTCAAAGTTATAATGTTGTCCCTTTTTATCTTTTAGAAACTTTTCTAGTAATTCTGAATCTTTATCGCTCATTTTAATAAATCTTTTGTATTTTTTGGTTTATTATCACTGGGAATGTAATCTTTTCCAGTTTTTTCTCCTAAAACAATAGTCTCGTATTTAGATAAGTCAACTTTAAAGTTGAAATTCCTCCATTTTCTGTCCATTGTTGATTTGAGCTCTTTAGATACTAAATAAGCTAAGCTATCGTATTTCTTAGGGAAAGTAATAATTTCTAAGAAATCTAAAGAATACCTAGCTTCTAAGTCTTTTAAAAGCTTCATTTCCCTAGCCCAAAAAAATCTTTTTTGGGAGGCTGGCACATCAATAAGTTTGCCAATAAGTGCTTGTCGTCTTTTATGTGGCGTTAATTTCTTCAATGTCATTATCAACCATCCTACGCACTAATGTAGAAAAGTCAACACTTTTTTCCCAGTGGAGGTCTTTTTGTGCTTCAGATGGGTCACCAAGTAAAAGTTCGACTTCAGCTGGTCTATAAAAATCTTTATTAATTTTTAATAAAATACAGCCAGTCTTATTATGTATCAATTTAGTATCAATTGGATTGTCTTCCTCGTGCCAATGAGTTTCAATTTCTGCGGCTTCAAAAGCCTTCTCTACAAATTCTCTTACTGTATGAGTTTCTCCAGAAGCCAGCAAATAATCCTTTGGTTTATCTTCATTGAGCATCAACCAAACAGCTCTAACAAAATCATATGCGTGACTCCAATCTCTCTTGGCTTCGATGTTTCCTAAATCAAATGCTTCTGGCTTTTTGCCTTCATTTAATTCTTTTTTAATTCTAGCCACATTCATAGAAATTTTTCTAGTAACAAACTCTTCGCCTCGACGTTCTGATTCGTGATTGAAGAGGTATCCTTGGATAGCGAATAGATTATAAGAATCTCTCCAGACTTTAACAATTTGTCTGGCGGCAACCTTTGACGCACCGTATGGGCTCCTGGGTCTCGGTGGGTGATTAAGGTCTTGTGGGCTATACATAACATCTCCAAACTCTTCAGAAGATCCAGCATTATAATATTTACAATGTGGACAGATCTTGCGAATAGCTTCTAGTTGTCTCATAACACCCAAAGCGTTTACGTCGAAGTGATTGGCTGGCATATGCCAACTGTTGCCAACAAAAGAGTTTGCGGCAAAATTTATAAAGTAATCTGGTTTGATTTTTTGAATTGTACTGAACATGCTATGTTCATCGGTAAGATCCATCTCAATAAGCTTGAATTGTGGATTTAGCTTAGCTTTTTCTATGTTTTTATGATTAGGAACGCTCAACCTTCTGATCGCTCCGTAAACTTCTAGATCTGTAAACTTTAATAAAAAGTCAGCCATATAAGATCCGACTTGTCCTGTAACTCCTGTAACTATTACTTTTTTATTCATAAATAAAACCTATTTGATAATCATCGAAATATGGATTAATTCCAATATTTTTCATATAATCTTTAACCATTTGCCCTTTACCTAGCCCTTTACCTATTCCGTTTAAGTTATCATCAACTACAATGAGAGTGCCTTTTTGAATTTTTGGAAAAATAGCAAGTAATTCTTTTATGTGATGAAAACAGCTTGGTGTTGGGTCGTTCCAGTCTAAATCAAAAGAATCTAAATATAAAACATCTATCATTGGGTATTTTTCGTCCCTAGAAATTTCATGAAGTTTAATAACTGAATCACTACATATTAAATTACTTTTTGGGGAAACTTTAGATTTAGCAAAGCTTACATTTTTAGGATCAATATCAATTGACGTAAAATTGCCACCTTTATCGTTGATATACTTGTCAAACATAAGTGTTGACATTCCATCTCCACCCCAGCTATCTTCTCGTCTAGCGATTCCCGTCTCTAAAATAGTTGGGTTTTCCTTGTTTAAGGATTCGAGATATTCAAAAACTTTTTGAAATGTGTCTCTTCTTTCGCCTAGTTTGGGGTAATATTCTCTATTAAATACGTCTGTTAAAAAATTCATCTTTTATATCTAAACCACAATATAACCATGACTATAGCTGATAATAAACTTAAACAGTAATTTATCAACCACCAAAAATCAAAACCTACTCTTAGGATGGTGTAAGATATAGCGGATACGTATCCGATAATAGAAAGAATAAAGAGAGAGATGCTGACATCTTCTACTTTTTTTGTTTTTACGCTTTTAATTATTTGCGGCCAAATGCAAGTACTAAAGC